TTAATTATTCATAGCCCTGCCAAAACAGAAAGTTAATTAGTATATCTAGTAAACCTATTATTACTAACATAACAATAATTGGCAGAAACACCCACATTAAAATAAATCTTAATCCTTCTATAAAATTATTTAGCACATATCTCCCACTCATATTTAGTGGCCTCCAATGCAATAGTTTCTAAATGTAAAACTCTTTTTTCTGGAGACATCTTTGCTATTGCTTCTTGATCTAAACTTATACCTGCACTATCTATTGTTAGTAGTGCGCTTCTGATACTAATATATCTACCTTCCCAATAGTCAGGTCTATCTTCAAATGGTTTAGCTATTACTTCTGTCATTTTCATACCTCTTTATGTTGTGTTTAATTTTATCTATCACTTGACCTAGTTTTTTAGATGCTTGATAGCACTCAGTCATCAGTCTGATGTACTCTTGGTCGTACTCCGTTACATTCTTCTCATTGAGATTGTCCATAAACTTTGCAGCAGTTTCTGTGTTAGTACTGATAAGCTGTACCAACCAGACTTGTTCTTCCATTGTTAAACATAATTCAGACATTGCGTTCTCCTGTGCGTAGTGATGTCATATACTTATGTGCCATTCGCATAGCAGTTTCATGTATAACATCTTTAAATGTTGAAGCCCTAATATAACTAGGCTTGGTTGTTGTCATTAACCTATCACGATATTTATAATAGGCTTCTTGTTTTTTATCTTTGTATCTGCGTTGCCATGCTTCCATATTTAATCCTCGTCTAATACTTTTACTCTTACAAACTTACTACCCACATCATTGATGTACTTTGTCAATATCTCTGACTCTACCTCAGTCATATTGATATCAATTCTAAGTACATGATTTGTTACTTGATGTGTTACTTCCATGTCATCTGTATGATTATCAGATAATAATTTTGGAGCTGAATCTATAAACTCATGTATAGTCCAGGCTGTATGTTCTGCTTCTCTTTGTTCTTGATTAAGTTTTGCTTCCTGCTGATCTTGCCCGTCCATGTATGTATCTAAATCTTCTTCTGGTGTACCTCTAGCCATTTTGATTACCCCCTATTTGTTTCTGTTCATTAAGTTCAGCATCTAAAAATTTATCATAAAGTGCATTGATGTCGTCTTGTATTTCTGGTGGCAAACTATCCCACCAACTATTAATACATTTCTCTAAATCATTTAAAAAATCTTCTTTACTCATTTGAATCCTCCAGTTTGTGTGTCCATTCTATTGTGTCGTGATCAATCAATGGTGTGCCATGTCCTACATCTACATCAAAGCCACTGTACTCAGTTAAACCATATGGAAATGCCTTGTTGCCACCTGTGTTTTCACGCCATAAAGCACTATGCACTAAGATATGTTTATCAAGTTTTTCAGTGGTTTCTATTTCCCATTCAGTTATTTCTGTCCTGGTTCTTCTTACTGTATATCTATACCAAGTTTTATCTTCAGACTTACCATTAATACTGACTAGCTTGTCTGGTTTATCGCTTATTACTTTACCCATATTAACTCCATTCGTTTACTATGTTGTTGAATGTATCACCTGTAAAATTTATATCTCTTTCTATACCAAGATAAAAACCAACATCTAATTGTTGTAACTCATTGACATCTACATATCCGTACTCCCCATCAGATATCTTAGCCCAACCAAATGCTCTACCATTGTTATCCATACTGAATAGAAACCAGGTACCTGCACCAACTGGGTTGAATAACTTAACGACTGCTTCACGATCAACAATAGAAAATGAATCATCACCTCTTGCTTCTGATTCATCCATCATTGCTTGATTAGCTTTGAGCTTACGCTCTATTTCTTTTGTGATTAACTGCATGACTACACCTCTTTGTTTATGATTTGACTGCGACAGCAAATATGATTATAAATACTGCCAATAATAATATTTGTTCCATACCACCCATGACTAGTGAATAGCCTGGACAATAGCAGGAACCCACACGAAATAATGTGCGACTAACAATATACCTAGTACCATAATGTATCTCCAAGTTGTGATTAATATAAAATTAAGGGCGGTACTAGCGGACAACTCTACGCAGACTCCTACCCATAATACAATGTACATGGACTAGTACCTATACCTTAAGGGCGGTACTACGACATGAAGCGCAATAAGAAGCAACCTCATTTTGCCAGTCTTGTAGTACCTATACCTATGTGTACACGCAAGTCCTGGACTGCTGTTACATTAGCCACGCGCTAGGCTATGCACACACAAAGAGCGATACTACTAACCCTTGTCGCTTACGCCTAGTGGTCGGTATGCTATGCCACGCTAGTAGTAGTATCTATATCTTATAGCTTAATATCCATTGTCCTGTTAAGGCTTCTGACCATAAGTCTATAAGGGCAGTACTACATTCATACCAATATGGGTAACTGCAAGACTCGCCATCTGATGTGTAGTACCTATACTTAGTGGGATTCAAACCCACGCTCAGTAATACATGCTTTTTTTACAGAGAAAGCTAACTCTTTCTTCCTAATGAAACTGTTCTAATAAGTGTATACCATCTGTTCTAAGATTACAATAATTTATCGTATACCATACTTAATTAATTCTGGGTTTTGACTTTGTTTTTATTATAATGTACGACTCGTTTTTCTGTCGTACTATGCCTTTTGTTTAAAAAAAATAAGTCCTGCTTTTGACTACGAGAGCAGGTAACTCGTCTATGTTATATAGTAGATTGAAGTGGAGTAGTTACAGATTTGATTCTGTTTTCTTCTACTTTATCTAATTTTACTTTAGCAGTTTGTGAAGCTTCTCTTACTGCTGTTTTATTAGCATAGTCTGAAGCTCGTTTAGCTTTGAATTTCTTAAAGATATCTTGACTGCTAAAGAATGTTAATTCCAAATCAGGTCTTGAATCTTTAGCTTCTTTCCAAGCCTGGATTTGAGCTTCAAGTAACTGCAGATTGTAATCATAATTACTTACAGTATCTTCTAGTTTGTGTAGCCACTCAGGGTTTTGATTCATTTCATACGCTGTACTCAATCTGAATCTGGCGCTGTTAGCACCAGATAATGTAGAGAAGTAAGCGGTATGTAATGCTTCAAGCTCAATCTGTGCTGAGAAGTTAGGGTTATATGTACTTCCGTTAGTAGATTCGAAGCAAGCTTCAAGACTGTGTCTAGCTTCGATGTACTTTAAAGTAGTAGCTTTTATTTCATTTACTTGTTTTTTACTAAGATTTTTCATTTTAATTTACCTTTTAGTTATATTAATATTAAATTACAATCATCATACATAATATCTATGTGATTAAGCACCACGCCCTAAGAGTCCGACCAATGCCTTATCGTCTTTGTCAAATTCCTTTATGGTAAAACAACGGAAAGATCCGTTGTTTTGGTTTATTTCCGTAGGGGGTGGTCTGGACAGGCGGACCACTGGTCCGTCAGGCCTACGGAAAAAAACAATTTGACAAAGTGGGCGGACTCTTAGGATACTCTCAACCAATCACATATATAGGGACTAACAACCAAAACGGAAACGCTGTTTGAATCTTTTCCGTTGGTCATGTTATGTGTGGAAAAGATTCTCCGTTTTGGTTGGCCTTTGACTTTAGGGTTGTATGCGGTTGACTTTCGCCATGCGTAAATGAGGATTTCGGTTGTAATAGAATCAATAGGTTATGTTGGGTGGCTTGACAGATAGAACGGCAGTAGTTACTATCGAAGAACGACAACAACCGAAATACTTTATATGGCCAAACTCACCAATGTCAACGCATTATTACCCAAGAAACAACCTTCGCTGAACAGTAGACAAAAGGCACTAGTGGACACATTAGTATCGACAGGGTGTTCTGTCGGTGAGGCCTCAAAGGTCGCAGGATTCAAGGGAAAGACTCCTGGTACACAAGGCTATGCAACTCTAAAGAAGCCTCATGTAGCTGAGTATATGTATCAACAGATACAAGAGTCTTTCGGTATCAGTGCATTAAAGGCTCAGCATAAACTATTAAGCCTCACACAGAACGCCAAGTCAGAGTATGTTCAAATGGAATCAGCGAAGGATATATTAGACAGAGCAGGATTCAAAGCACCCGATAAACATCAACATCAGATTGTTGGAGACTTCAAGGTACATATTGATCTAGGATAACCTGCTCTGACTACGGTAGTAATTTTTACAAGCGCCATACATCGTATGGGGGTTTAAAAATTGCCCTTGACCTTACATAAGAGGTAGTATCCACGCATTATTTTTTCTGAGAACTCGCTCTTGAAAAATATTTTTTTTTAGTTATAGTCTTTCATATGGCGATACCATTATTACCCATTGTAACCGTAGTCAGAATCTTAGGACCAAAAGCAGTCCGAGCTGCAAAATCTTTGCATAAAAGATTAGTTGCTCAAAAGAAAACTAAGATGAGCCAAGAAGAATTTTTATCTGATAAAGCCAGAATACAACAAAGAGTAAACAAATCAGATGAACTTAAAAAAAGAGTAGACAGTGGGACTAAACAGCCAAAACAATATAAAGGCCAAAGAGATCCAGCAGAAAAACTAGCAGGGCCAAAGAGTATGGATAAATCAGCAAAGAAAGTAGAAAAAGCAGTTGCAGATAAAGTAAAAAGAAAACAAGAGTCTATAGATACTGCACCAGGTGGCAAAAAATTTCGTTCAACAGAATCGCTACGAGCAGAAAATGCAAGGAACATAAGAAAAGCAAGGAGAGAAGCTGCGAGGAAAAAGAAAAACAAATGAGTACCGCAACCAAACGCAACCCTGCTAAATGGGCCGCAGCCAAAGCCAGAGCCAAAGCTAAGATGGGTGGTAAACACTCAGCCAGAGCCATGCAGTTAGCCGTTAAGTATTACAAGCAGTCTGGTGGTACATACTCAGGTGCGAAAAAGAAATCCAACAAGCTATCCAAATGGTCTAAGCAAGACTGGGGTACGAAGTCAGGTAAGAAATCAAGTGAGACAGGCGAACGCTATCTACCAAAGAAAGCTATTGCCAGACTGTCAGCAAAAGAATATGCTAAGACTACGGCTAAGAAAAGAGCAGATACGGCCAAAGGTAAACAGTTTAGTAGTCAGCCTAAAAAGATTGCTCAGAAAACTAAACAATATAGGAGTACATAATGGCATTACCAGTACTAGCAGTAGCAACAGCCGTAAGAATATTAGGCCCAGCAGCAGCAAAGGCAGCCAAGTTAGCTTATAAGATGTATAAGAAAAAAGGTGGCAAGAAAACTGAAAAGAAATTTTTATCTGATAAAGCTAATGCAGTAAAAAGAGCAGACAATAAAGCAGATAGAGACATACAGAAGTCTGAATTACGTTTTGAAAAAGGCAGAGATGAAGGTGCATCAGGCTCTATAGGAAGATTAAACAAAAAAGAAAAAAAAGCGTATATTAAAGGAATGGGATTTACAGGAAAAAATAGACCTAAAACAACTAGTAATAAAAATCAAACTAAAACAAAAAGTATGATGAAAAAGGAAAGAAAAGAAAAAGAGTTAGATGATAAAAAAACTTTTAGTGATCTTTAATGAAAGGCGTACCGCATTACACTAAAGATGGCACATTGTTTAAAGGTGCTAACCACAAGATGGCAGATGGTACTTTACATTCTGGCAAGACTCATACAAAATCAAGTAAGAAGTTGTTCCACATGAAGGATCTGCCAAAGGCAGTCCGCAATAAACTAATGAAGATGAGGAAAAAAACATGAAGGGTATGAAGAAAAAGAAGGTCAAAACACCTAAACCAAAGAAGATTAAATATTAATGACAACTCCAGCATGGCAACGCAAAGCTGGTAAGAATCCTAAAGGTGGATTAAATGCAGCAGGTCGAGCTAGTTACAACAGATCTACAGGCGGTAACTTAAAACCTCCTGCGCCTAAACCAAAAACAAACCGAGATAAAGCTAGGCGTAAATCTTTCTGCGCTAGAATGAAAGGCATGAAGTCTAAACTTACATCAGCTAAAACTGCAAGAGATCCACAATCAAGAATTAATAAATCACTAAGAGCCTGGAAC